AAAGAATTCAAGGACTTAGGTTAACACCTAAGTCCTTTTTTCGTTCCAGTTGTCAACCAACTGTCAACGCAGACAACGGGTTGAGCCGGACCACCTCTTGCAGGTGATCGGGGGCCAGGTGGGCGTAGCGCATCGTCATGGCCAGATTGGCGTGGCCCAGGCTGCGCTGGAGCACCAGGATGTTGCCCCCATTCATCATGAAGTGCGATGCGAACGTGTGCCGCAGCACATGCGTGAGCTGCCCATCCTGCAGCCCGATGCCGGAGCGCCCGACGGCATCGCGAAACGCCGCGTAGCAGGGAGCAAAAAGGCGCTGGCCTGTCTCTGCTTTGAGATGATGTGATCGAAGCTGCTGTGCAAATTCGGGTTCGATAGGGATGGCGCGCACCTTTCCGGACTTGGTGCCTGCAAACTGAATCTGGTCGTTGCGCAGGTGGCGGACTTCCAGACTCTCGGCTTCGCTCCAGCGCGCACCGGTTGCCAGGCAGACCCTTGCGACCATCGCTGCGTGGCGATTCTTGCCCTTCTGTAGCTCCGATAAAAGCTCGTGGATTTGATCCACTGCCAGGTAAGACAGCTCGGACTCTTGCACCTTGAACTGGCGCAGTTCGGCAAGGGGGTTGGGTTTGCTCCATTGCCCGAGTCTTCGCAGTTCATTGAATACGGAGCGCAGATAGGCATGCTCGCGATTGATGCTGTTGGGGGCTATGCCTGCCGCGAGCCGTTCGGTGCGATATGCCGTGAAGGTGTTGACCGTGAACCGGTCGGCTATGGGGTCACCCATGGCAGCGCAAGCGAGCTTGAGCCGGTTGTAGGTATCGGCGCCGGCTTTGAGGCTGATCCCATGGAGGGTATGCCAGAGGTCAATCAACTCACTGAGCTTGCGCGTGTCTCTTTTCTCGGGTTGCCACTTTGCATCTTGGTTGACCTGTGTCTTTAGCCAAGCCTCCCATGCCTTGGCCTCGGCCTGCGTTTTGAATGTCTTGCGGAAGCGCTTTGAACCACGGCCACCAGGCTGGCTGTCTACGAGCCAGCCGGATTCAGTCTTTTTGAGTGCCACGTCGTGTTTTGCGTGCTGGAGGTTGGGTGAATATGGCGTTGAACGCGTTTTCCGCTTCTGCAATTTCTGCCGGGGAAACTGCGGCCAAGGCTTGGCGCTCTTCCCCTCGAAGTTCAGGGTGCGCGAATGAGCCGCTGAAGTGTTCCTCTTCCGAGGGGTCAACTTGCGTGCTGCTCATGACCTCGCCCATCACCATCCACTCTAGGTACTTGGGTCTGAACTCGCGAGCTAGAGCCGCGATCATTTCGATGCTGGGTTGTTGAACCCTGTTGCAAAGGTTTTTCCATTTGCGAGCGCTGATTCCGGTGCGCTCCTCTAGGTAGGGGTACTTGTGAGTTGTTCCCACGGAGTGGTTTATGACCCAGATGACCCGTTCGCGGATGTCATTGAAGTCTGTCATGGGTTCTTTGATGTGTTGCTGATTTTGTGAATCGTACTTGAATTTGGTACGGATCGATGCCACAATCAAAACGTACCAAAAAATGGTATGAATTGGGGGTGGTATGACGGTTGATGAGCAAGATCGAGTTGGCAATCAAGGCGCTGTAGCAGCAGGGCGGCACGCTTCTTCGTTTTCGCACACTGCGTATAGCCCATTGATGACTCGGCAGGCATTTGCACAGGTCATCGGTCTGCCTGTTGGTGTTCTGGTGGCGCAGGCTGAGCGTGGCTACTGGCCGCAAATCACGATCGGCAAACGTGTCTTCATCAATGTGGAAGCCATCCGCCTTCTGGCTGCAGAGCGCGCAGCGGAGTTCTCGTTATGAACTTCTTCGGCATGAGCGGCGGTGCCCGCCTTCTTTACATCGTGCGTCGCGCGCATGTGCTGCATGGTGACGACGCTTACCTCATGGAGGCCCGAAAGATCGCTGCAAAGCTGATCGGTGCGGGATGTGAGGTGGTCGATGAATAGCTTCACGTTCACCAGCATGGATGCGGCCGCGATCGCTAACACGGAGCGCTCCGGCGCCTGCCCGCAGCGCAGCGAGGACAGCCGCCGGGGCGCTTCGCGCCGCGTATCCCCCCCGAGTAATACGGGGATGAACAAATGAAGGTGAGCTACCAGACTGACGAGCGCCTGGTGCTCGAAGGCAAGAAGGTCAAGCTTCTTTGTGCCGAGCGCGCCGCATATGCCGATGCCGGTGTCATCGTGGATTACTTCCGCTGCACCGTCCAGCGCGAAGCCTTGTTTGCGGCCCAGATTCCCAGCAAGGGTGAGCTGATCGTGGATGGCCTGCAGCTCGACAGCGAGATCGTGCAAGACCTGGCTGTTCATTTCGCCAAGCTCCTGGGCTTTCTGCCCGGTGAAGCTCGGCCAGGCCGGGACTATTACGACCACTCGTACACCATCATCAACGAGCACGGCAAGGAAGTGGCCAGCGTTAGCGGTGGTGGTGCCAGCCAGCGCGGCACCTTCTGCTTTACTGTGAAGGGGGAAGGCTGCACCTTCGGGCAAGCAGGCTGGGAACAGCGCCTGTATGACTTCTTCCTGCCCTTGCAAGGCAAGGTGACCCGCATTGACCTGGCCCGAGATTTCTTCGATGGCAAATACGGGTTCGATGCGGCCTACGAGGCCTACCAGAATGACGAATTCTCCTACCGGGGGCGCAAGCCATCGTTCGATGACGCCGGTAGCAAAAAAGGGTTTGCCTCCACGTTCTATGTGGGCAAGCGCGACAGCGGAAAAATGTTCCGAGGCTACGACAAAGGCCACCAGTTCAAGCTGCTGGACGATCCCTGGTGGCGTGCCGAAGTCGAGCTGCGCAGTGCAAACCGGGTCATCCCTCTGGAAACGTTGATCCGCCCGGCCTCTTTCTTTGCCGGAGCCTACGGCTTCACTGCCCGCATCCTGGAAAACGTCGAACCCCAGGCCATTCCCACGCTGCAAAAAGTTGCGGAGTCTTCCGTCGAACGAACGGTGCGCTGGTTTGAACGCACCGTCGCCCCATCCCTGGTGCATCTCTCCCTTGCCGCCGGCTTCGACTGGCTGATGGACATCGCGGAAAACCAGGCGCATCGACCACTCCCGAAATCACTCAATGGCCTGTCACTGGAGGCCATGCGTGCGGGCATCCGCAAATCCCTCAAACGCTTTTCTTCAACGCCTCCCGAACCGGCCGGGCTGGCGACTGCTTAACGCCGGAATCAAGGAAACACCATGAAGTTCACATCCCGCATCACCGTGCAAGGCATCAAGGGCAGCAAGGGGCAGCTGGAAAGCGGGCAGTCCTACGACAGCACCAAGATCTACGTGCAGACCGCGCTGGACGACAGCAAAGGCATGGGCAAAGGCTTTGCCACTGCCGAATACAACTTCGGCACCAGCGACGAATACCACAAGTACAAGCACCTGCCGTTTCCCATCGACTGCGAAGCCGAGCTGGAAATCGTCACCAACGGCAAGACGCAAAAGACCCAGATCGTCAGCTTGCGCCCGCTGGAAATCACGAAGCCGGTCAAGGGGGCCTGACATGGACTGCCGCCCTTGCTGGTACGTCCAGTCCATTGATGACGGTGCCTTTCTTGCGCCGGATGGTGAGGGTGGCGTCGTGACCCAAAGCCTGCTGGCTCACGCCGTGCCCTTCGATACCCGCGAAGCGGCCGTGCACGCTGCCGTCGATCACTTCGACGGTCGTGCCTCGCTGATCCAGCTCTATCAACCACTGAGCTGCGAAGAGTTCGTGCAGTGAGCCAAGCCTACATCCTCTATTGCGAAACGCCCCACGGCACCGAGGCCGGCATTACCGCCAGCCAATGCCCGGACGCCTATCGCAAGGAGGTTGCCGTCGATCTGCAAGCGCTCCAGCAACTCAGCAGTGCCGCTCCCCAGCTCGACCCCGGCGATGTGGCCCAGGCCTTCGGCATGGGCTTCGGTGTCGTCGTGCTGTTCTTCCTGGTCGGCCGGGGAGTTGGTGAAGTTTTGCGGCTCATCCGTCATGGATGAAGCCAACCGACGAGCGGGCGGTTCCCGTTCAAACAACCCAAGAAAGGACTTCGTATGAAGAAGCAATTCAACCCCAAGACCGTGATCGCCACGGCAGCCACCATGGCCCTGGTTCTTGCCAGCGGTGTGGCATCGGCACAGACCGCGCCTGCCATCGATCTGTCGCCCATCACCGGTGCTTTCAAGGCAAGTGATGTGGTCACGGCTGTGCTGGCGGTAGCTGGTGTGCTGGCCGCCATCTACGCGACCATGACGGCAGCCAAGATGGCCCTGCGCTGGATTCGTGGCGGCTAAAGCAATCACAAATTGAGTGAATCGGGCGGGCCTGATCACCCCGCTCGTTTGCTTTCTGGAACGGAGTTTTTGATGACTTCTCTTTGGTACTTATTCATCTTTGCCTGGGGCATCACCTGTGCCTGGGCACTCATCAAGGGGCTGGAATGAGATTCTTCAAATCCTGGCTGATTGCCAAGCTGTGCTTGCTGCTGCTATTGCCGGTTCCGGGCTGGTCGCAGGCACTTCCCAAGCCTCAACCTGAGCGTGTTAACCGCGCGGTATCGGGTGTCTTGCAGGATGCGATGCGAGGGCGGGGCTTTGCCGCCAATGATCCACGGTTCGGGAATACGTTGGCGCGTGTTTCGCCGGGCCTGTCGGCTGTTGCTGGCACTTCGGCTGCTGCGATCACGGTGGGCACCGTGACGGCACCGGCATGGGCAACGGTGGCTCTTGCGGCGGGTATCGGCGCTGTGATCACCTATGCCGTGTCTCTTGGCATAGACGCGCTCGTGAATTGGCTTTTTCGTGATGATGGACTGATTGATCAATCGAGTGCGGAAAACTCGGCTTATCCGTCGGGAGCTTTCAACGCAGGTGATCGTGTGTGGACTTATCGAGATTGGTCTGGGACGGATCACTACGGTGCGAATGCAGATGCCCTGGCACGCGAGTATCGGTACACGGACATGAAGCGGCAGGGGTATCCAACGGTCTCTGAGCCCACCTGTTTTGCGGACGGTACAACGGCCTACTGGTGTGGTAACTATCGGGTGACTTTGACGGCAAATGCGTCAGTGAGCTGCGGGGCCGGGATGCAGGCAGTCGGTAGTACCTGCATGTCATTCTCCTACCCGCTACCAAACACATTTCCCGATGCGCAGGGCCTGACGCCACAAGAAGCAATCAACAATTTACCCGAAACCGAACTCAACAAGTCTTTGAATCCGGCCCTGGTCGCCGCACTGGCGAACCAAGCTTGGCAACAGGCCGCATCTCAGCCGGGTTATGACGGCTTGCCGTATCCGCAATCCAACCCCATCACACAAGCTGAAGCGCAGCCTTGGCTACAAGCTAACCCAGAATATGCGCCGACTGTGCGTGATTTCGTGTCGCCTAATCCTGTGCCCGAAGCGGGGTCCAATCCTTGGGCCTTACCGTCGAATCCGACTGCGATAGCCCCGACACCTTCTGTACCAAACACGGGCACCACGAACCCAGCGCAGGACAACCCACAAGCGAACCTTGGACCCGACCCTGGTATCGGCGCGCCCACTTTGGAGTCGATCCCTACGGCTCAACAAATCGCTAATCCCATTTTGCAGTTAGCGCCTGATCTGCGCACGTTCCAGGCCCAGGGGCAGACGGGCGTTTGCCCTAGGCCGACTATCGAGCTGTATGGCACCCATGTGCTTGATGCCCACTGCAAGCTGATCGAAGACAACAAGCCTATCCTGCAGATGGCGATGGCCTTCGCCTGGGCGGCCCTGGCCCTGTTCATCGTGCTGTCGGCGTGAGGGAGTGAACCATGTTTGGCATCCTGCTCTCTGCTCTCAATTCCGTCCTGGCTTGGGTGTTCCGCTCGCTGCTGGTCAAGTTTGCGTTGTTCTTCGCGCTGTACTTCATCACCAATGAGTTCGTGGGCTTCATCGCGGCGCTGCTGCCCAATGCCAGTTCCCTCAATGGCACGTTGTCCAGCATCACGGCCAGCACCTGGTTCTTCCTCGATGCATTCCATTTGCCGATGGGGATTTCAGCTCTGGTGTCGGCCTATGCCACGCGCTTCATCATCCGCCGCATGCCGGTGATCGGATAGCCCATGCCCATCAACACTTATACGGGCCTGATGGGGTCTGGAAAATCCTATGAATGCGTGTCCTCGGTGATCGTGCCCGCCGTCAAGGCCGGACGCCGCGTGGTCACCAACGTGGACGGTATCGACAGCGATGCCATTCGCGCCTACTGCCAAGACAAATTCAGCGTGCCAATGGAACAGCTCGGCGAGGTCGTGCATTGCACCAACGACGATGTGTCCAAAGCCAGCTTTCTGCCGTACGGCCAGGACGTGGATACCTTCTGCCAGCCTGGCGATATCATCTGCATTGACGAGGCTTGGCGATTCTGGGGCACGGACTGCAAGCTGCTGCCCGAACACAAGATCTTCTTCCGCGAACACCGGCATTTCGTGCATTCCGACACCAAGGTCTGCTGCGACTTGGTGCTGATGGTGCAGGACATTACCGACCTGCACCGCACGCTGAAAGTCGTGGTCGAAGTCACGTTCAGAACCACCAAGATCAAGACCCTGGGCTGGCAGAAGACCTACCGCGTCGAAATGTGGGAAGGCTACAAGCTCACGGCCAAGGGCCGCGTGTCGGTCGAGAACAAGCGCTACGACGATAAGATTTTTCCGCTGTACAGCAGCTACACCGGCGGCACGGGCAAGGAACTGCAGGTGGACAGCCGGCAGAACGTGTTGCGCAACCCCAAGCTGTGGTTTCTGGCCGTGGGCGTGGTACTGCTGTTCGGATGGGGTGTTTACACCATCTTGGGTTTCTTCAATGGCTCGCGCGCAAAACCAAGCGGTACTGATAGCTCTAGCAAGACAATTTCAGCATCCACAGAGATTGCACGCGAGAGCAATTTCAAGACAATTTCAGCGCAAAGAGGCATGCAAATTTCGGGTGCTTGGCGTCTCGTTGGAATGCTCCAGGCGCAAGGTAAACAGTTTGTTGTCATAGAAGGTGAGGGAGGTCGTTTGCGCCTAGAGCATCCCTCGGCCTTCATGCACGTGGGTGCAGCCATGGTCGGCGAGGTCGATGGTCAGCGCGTGACGGCCTGGAGTGGTCCGCAACCCAGCGCAGGAGCCAAGCCATGAAGCGCCTGCGTTCCTCCCTGGTGGCCTGCTGCCTGGCGATCAGCTTGGGCCTGGCACTGCCCGCCCATGCTGCTAACTCCACGAACCCAGCGGCCAGCTTCGATCTGCAGTCTGCCAACGTGGCCCAGGTGCTCCAACTGCTCTACGGCGAGGCTTTGAGCACGCCCTATGTGCTCGATCCCGAAGTCCTGAGCGACACGCGTACCGTGTCCTTCCGCTACAAGAGCGGGCAAGGCGATCTGCAAGCCTTCCTGGATGGGTTTCTGGGCAGCCTGGGCTACGCCGTGGAGCGCAAGGGCGGCGTGGACTTCGTGCGCAAGCGCAAAACCGAAGAGGCGCAGCCACCGGAGGCCCGCCTGCACCTGTACCGGCCGCAATACCGCGATGTAGCCTACCTGGCCCGGATCATGGCGCCATTGTTCAAGGGATCGTTTTCGGTCAACCGCAGTGTCCGGGCTTCGGGTCAGGCCATGCCCGAAGGCCACGTGCCCAACGGCTCGGCGGCCGCCATGATCGACCAGGACGCCGACGTGCTGCTGTTCTCCGGCATTCAACAGGAAATTGAGAAACTACAGCAACTTTTGCCTCAGGTCGATGTGGCCACAGGCGAAGTGTTGGTGCGCGGTCTGGTCTATGAGGTTAGCCGTACCGACAAATCAGGCTCGGCGTTTGGACTGTTGGCGAACCTCTTGGGCGGCAAGCTCAATCTGGGTATCGGTTCGGCCGTGGGCAACCTGGGCAACTTCATTCAGCTCAAGAATACAGCGCTCGATGCCGTGTATTCCATGCTGGAGACGGACAGCCGCTTCAAGGTGATTTCGTCGCCATCGCTGCGCATTCAGTCGGGCACGCGCGGCGTGTTCAGCGTTGGCCAGGAAGTGCCGGTGCTAGGGGCGCTGTCATTCCCGCAAGGGGCTGGCCAGGCCGTGCAGTCGGTTGAATACCGCAGCTCGGGCGTGATCTTCGACATCAGGCCGACGGTTCGCGATGCGGTGATTGAAATGGAGATCAGTCAGCAGCTCTCAGACTTCATCAAGACCACCACTGGCGTGAACAACAGCCCGACTCTGACCAAGCGAGAGCTCAAGACCACGGTGGGCCTGCAGGACGGTGACGTGATCGTCTTGGGGGGCTTGGCGGAAGACAAGACCTCTAGCAGCCACGATGGACTTTCGTTCTTGCCCAGTTTCTTGCACACCAAAGGTCATGAGTCGTCTGGTACCGAGGTCTTGCTTGTGCTGCAGGCACAGCGTGTGAAATAGCCTGATGGACGAGTCTTTGATCAAGGTCAAAGAAGATCATCGGCCACGTTCGCTCTCCTAGCGAAGTGATGAGAGCTGTTGGGTCTGTACTAAATACCGCCTTCGTCAGGAAGGACCCAAGTGTCATTGTCTTGAGGGCTACTGGCGTCACGAGTGCAACATACAACGATGTCGGTGAGATCCAAGTTGGCTGCCCCCTTTGCTTGTGTTCAAATGTAAATTTGATAACTTCGTGATTTTTGCAAAAAGTTCCAACGAAAGGGTTCAGGCGTGCGTGCATTGATGGATGTTAGGCCAACACCAGAGCAGCTTGCTCTATTTTCCAGGGTCCCTACTGGTGTTTCGGTAATACGTGGAGCTGCGGGTAGTGGAAAAACGACAACGGCGTTATTAAAACTTCGCGCTTCGGTTGGATTTCACCTTAGGCGCGTTCGTCGACAACAAACGCGAGATCCTTTAAAAGTACTTGTTTTGACATTTAACCGAACTTTGCGAGGATATATTGCGGAGTTAGCTGCTCAACAGTTTGAAGAAGGCGATCAAATTACTCTAACTGTAGATACATTTTCGCGTTGGGGTAAGGAATTGGTTGGTGATCCTAAAATAATTGATTTAGATAGTTGTAGAGTTAAGCTAAGAGAATTAGCTGCTGCTTTAGATCTTCCTAGAGAATTTGCAGTTGATGAAGCACTTTATGTGATGGGGCGTTTTCTTCCTGAAAACTTTACAGACTATTTGACGGCTCGTAGAGATGGTCGTGGCACAATGCCGCGAATGTTACAGCCTGCAAGGATGGAGTTGCTCGAGAGGGTTATATTTCCATTTATGGAATATAAAAATAAAAATAATCTAATGGACTGGAATGACATTGCTGTTAACTTGGCAGTCAATAATTATGAGCGTAATGACATAGTAATTCTCGATGAAACTCAGGATTTCTCAAATAATGAGATACGTGCAGTTTTGAATCAGATCTCAGATGAGTATACTGTTACTTTTGTTTTAGATAGTGCGCAGCGGATTTACGATAAAAAATTCATTTGGAGCGAAGTTGGATTAAATATTCGCCCAGAAAATAGTCATAGGCTAATATCGAATTATAGAAATACTAGAGAAATAGCGCAGTTTGCTGCTGCTTTGTTGGAAGGAATTGTTGTCGATGACGATGGTAGTCTTCCGGACTTTAGCAGTGCTAATCGGATTGGGCCAAAGCCAAATATTTTAATTGGGAGATACCCCGGTCAAATTGATTTTGCAGTCAATTTTATTCGTGAAAATGTGGATCTTAATAGTGAATCAGTTGCTTTCTTGCATCCCAAGGGCTATGGATGGTTTAGCTATACAAAGAGAGTGCTGCAGGAAAATGGTATGGATTATGTGTCAATTGAAAGAAAGGTAGATTGGCCGGGCGGTGATGAAAATATTGCACTAAGCACACTGCATTCGGCTAAGGGGCTGGAATTTGATCATGTTTTTATTTTGGGATTGGATGAGGAAACATTGGCTGATTACACTGCTGATAATGAGGATGATATAAAAGAGCAAGAAATTGCGGCCAGAAGATTGGTCGCGATGGGGGTTGGGCGCGCTAGAAAAACAGTAACTATTGGATATCGTCCTGACGATGCTCCTCGCTTGGCAGAGTTCTTCAATCCTGCATTCTGTACAAGGGTCGCAGTATGACGATTCCTGATGTAATTCAGCAGCGTGGGATAGCAGAGCTACTTCACTTCACAACGAATCGTGGAGCGCTCGGCGTTTTGGCTTGCAACGCAATCAAGCCTCTTGCTCGGTTGAAGAAGGATCCGCAGTTAGAGAAAATATTTTTTCCTAACGCTAAAGATCGAAGTAGAGATGCGGCGTGGCATGACTATGTGAATTTGTCTATAACGTCAATTAATTCAAGATTTTTTTCTATATCTGCAAATAATTGGCATAGAGAGCAGAATTTTTGGTGGGCAATATTCTCAATTAATCCAGAAGTAATGGATCATAATGGCGTTTATTTCGCGACAACAAATAACATGTATAGTGGTGTGTCTCGTGGAGTAGGGGAGCGTGGTCTACAAAGTTTGTTTGCTTCAAATATAGAGCAATGGAGAGGGAAAACGGTTTTCCGTCAGGAAGGTGTTCCAGAAAACCAGCCAACTTGTAATCAAGCTGAAGTATTGTATCCTGGAGAACTTTCTACGGATTATATACAGGAGGTTTACGTGTATAATGAGGATTGCGGCGATGAGTTGGCTGGTCAAATGGCGGCGGTGGGCCATTCTCATATACCTATTTCTGTAAAGAAAAGCCTGTTTGGAGTAATTGAATGAATGCTGAGAAGTCGCGTAACTCTCGAAGAGAGCGTACACTGAGATCAGCTTTATGGGCTGCCTACGGAGATGCTCTGGGATTTATTACAGAGCTCGGGGGGAGCTCTGTAGTTGCTCATCGGACGGGGGGCTCTCTTTCTGTTTCTACCACTATTCCTTGGCGTCGTCTTATTGGGGGGCGCTTTGGTGCCTCAGTGGATTTACCTGCCGGGACATACTCCGATGATACCCAGTTGAGACTGGCAACTTGCAGGTCAATTCAGGCTGATGGATATTTCGATATAGAATCATTTGCTAAAGTAGAGCTTCCTGTTTGGCTTAGTTATGCATTGGGAGCTGGTTTGGGTAGTAAGTCGGCTGCAACCTCTCTAGGTCATTCTTCAGTTACTTGGTATAGTAATTTTTTCCGAACTGGGAAATCAGTTTACGTCAATGGGGGGGGGAATGGGGCTGCAATGCGCGTGCAGCCCCATGTCTGGGCTGCCCCTGATCTTTTAAACAGTAAGAGTTACCTTTCTGCTGTAGTTAAGAACTCTATCGTGACGCATGGGCATGTCAGAGCAATAGCCGGTGCTTTGGTTCATGCTGAATCGTTGGCATTTGTTCTGCGGGAAGAGAGGCTTCCTAGGCCTGATGAGTGGGCCTATTTCGAAACTGCAATTCAACTATTGCCGGAAATAGTTGCAGAGGATGGCGATTTAAGTACATTTTGGCTTCCTGCGTGGGAACAGGAAAGTGGATTCTCCTTGGTGGAAGCTACGGCGCGAGTTTCGGAGGAGTGGTACAGCGATTTTCTTATTGTATCAAAAAGTCGTCTTGAGACTAGCGAGGATTACAGGAAGGTCGCTTTTGATTTGGGGGCGCTAAATCCCGATGAAAGAGGATCTGGTATCAAGTCTGCGATTCTTTCTCTTTGTGCAGCATGGGCGCATCGTCATATGAGCCCAGAGTCTGCTTTAGAAAGTGTAGCTAATTTTTTGGAGAGTGATACCGATACCATTGCCACAATGGCAGGAGCGCTGATAGGTGCAGTTGCAAAAAATGAACCTACAGGTAACATTCAGGATGCAGAGTATATCCGAGAGGCTGCAGAGCGTCTATATGAAGTAAGTCAGAAAAATAATGTGGTAACTAGATTTACTTATCCTGACTCACTGTACTGGCAGCCGCCAAAAACAACACTGGATGTTGTCGGCAGTGAAAATGATAAATTTGTAGTAGCTGGTTTGGGAGAGGCTGAGCCATTAGGTGATGTGTATTTAACACGCCAAGGTGATACGTCATATCAATGGTTTAGATTGGAATTTGGCCAGACTATTCTATGTAAACGACGAGTTAAGATTCGAAAATTTCGCTCTGATGAGAAGGTGATCAAAAATGTCGTTGAAAAGCTTCCTGCTAAAGAGTCGCGTGACTTGTTTAATAATGATTCGCTAGAGTCGAATGTCGCTGAAAAATTTAATTTCGAAGAAAAATCACCGTCTTTAGATGTCGCAACCGATATCGCTATTAAATCTAATTTTGATCCTGAAATTGTTGGGCGTTACCTTCTTTTGTTGGCTCAAGGTGAGAGTGGGATAGAGTTGTCCGTAGCATTTGCTGCGATTGTTGCAAAAGCTAAAATTGCCAGAAAGAAGCGTAATTTATAAATATTATTTATGTTGGTCTCTTGTGTGAATTTAAGTCACGATTTTTCGAAAGATATTAGATATTTTGAAATAAATTCGATTTACTTATTTATAAGCAAAAGATAAAATACTCGGCGATTTATTATAGGTAGCGGCGTCTGATAGACGCTGTAGCTGGCCCTGGTCCTCTGATAGCTGAGAGTTGGTGAAGGTCCAGAAACGTGAAGTGCCCCTGGCTTGGTTTCCAGCCTCCCGTGTCAATGAAAAATACGTTGCCCAGCTTCTGCATGCTGCTCACTGTTACATGCCCATGGACAACGGCGCGAACACTACGCACAGGATTCGCATAGCTACGTTGAAATCGCTCTCGTGACCACAGGCAGCAATCAGCTGCGCTTGCTGAAAGAGGCCGGTTCTGCATGTCCTGCCAATCGTCATAAGGGCAGTCTGCATGTACTAGCCCGACGAGGCCCTCGGGTGTTTCTACTTCGAATGCCAGGGGCAGTTCCGCGAGTCGCTTACCGACCCGTCGTTGGGCCTCCTGGTCGAGCTCGTTTAGCCAGCCGCCGCCATGCTCCAAGTGATTTACTTCGGGGTAAGGGTCACCAAGCGCACTGCGCCAAATCATGAAGTCATGGTTGCCGCAGATCGCATGAAACCAAGGACGGGCCAGCCAGTCCAGCACCTGGCCGGATTCTGGTCCTCGGTCTACCAAGTCTCCTACAGAGAACAGGCGATCCTTGGCTGGATTGAAATTGATGTGATCCAAGGCCTGTTGCAGCGCTGTGAAGCAGCCGTGGATGTCGCCTACGGCGAAATCGCTCCCTTGGGTGTTAATACTGAAACGTACGAGCTGAGGGGTCGTGGGGCTGGAGTCCATCGTCCAATGCTACCCGTTAGACTCTCGCAGAGTCCCCTTTTTTGGGGGTATGGGGGAGGTATCCCCCATGTTAGTTTTTTGTCGCGCGACGTGCCCAGCGCTTAGGGCGCGGCATCACCAGCGCGCCCGCCGCTGCCATGGTCTTGTCGGTTGATGAGTCACTGTCGTTTCGCTGCGATGGTGATCGCGCAGGAATCGGCCGCGTAGCTTATTTCACGCAAGGCAAGGCGTATGTTGCGCGCCCTGTAAGACAGGCTCGCCGCAGGCGTTCTGAAAGAAGCCTCCAGCGTCAACAAACTGTCGACGCAATAGCGGGATAATGCATGGCTAATGCTGCTGTAGCTCATGCAAACCATTGTTTTTGCTGGATATAGCAGTTTAATGAAGGCTTATGGCGCGGACTTTTAATCCGTTGGTCGCGAGTTCGAATCTCGCAGGACCCACC